ATCTTTATTTTTAATATGATTGAAGTCAGCGAGATTTTTTTTACGAGTTTCTTTGTCCATAGATCCGGAGAATTCGGTATATCTATGAAAATCGATGCCTTGTTCTTTGCCATATTCAGTAAATCCAAAATGTTTCATATAAATCTTGAATAGTTCTAAACCTTCCATTTTGACATAGTTTGAATAAACAAGAATAGGTCCAGAAGATCTCAATGCATAAAACATAATAGCAGTCATTTTACAACTGGAATAATACATTTCTTTTAAAAGATTAGATTTTTTTTTATATCCATTCCAAAACTCAGTAAATTTATAAGAGTATTCAGATTTAAAAACATCCATATCGGCATCTATAGATAAACCTTGTTTTTTATCAGATTCAGCTTCTTTAGATAAATAATTATCAAAAGCTTTAATATAACGGTCCATAGTTTGTAAATATAATTTTTGTCGATCTTCAGTTTCTTTATCAATTTCATCATCTGTTTTACCTTCCATTAATTTAAGAATATCTCTTTCAGAAAGCCTAAATTTGGAAGGTCTGGGTCTATTTTCACCGCTCATGTCACTACCCATAGTTGGAAACACAAAATTGCTAGCTTGACGAGTATAAGATTTATAAACAGTGCTACCACTTTTGCCTCTATTATTTGCTTCTATTTTTTTTTCAATATCTTCATTAAGTTTATAAACTTCTAATTGATGTTCTTCCATTACTAAATTTTTTTGAAAAAGATTTTGTCGTGCATATAAGTCTGATGTATTACCTTGATAATATGACACAAGACCTATAATTCTTCTTTGAAACATATTTTTAGATTCAGGACTCAAAACAGGTTGTCCGACAGATGATATATAAATTTCGTTAAATTTATGTTCTGTATTAGGGAATATATCTGGTCTTAATAAATTAAAAATTAGAGCTAGTTCATAAGGTGTATTAACAGCCGGAGTAGCGGACATTAAAATAACACGAGTTGTATCATTTTCTTTTTTTTCTTGAAGAATATAATCATAAATTGTTTGTGCTCTTTTACCAATTTTATTGATCATATTGTTGTATACATTTCTAATAAAGTTATGAGCTTCATCAAAAATATACATATTTTTTTTACTACTATCAGATTGTTTCACTATATTTAAAAAATCACGATCAGCTCTAGGTGCATCATAATTTATAAAACGAATATTAGCCCATCTTTCAGCATTTTCCTCTTTAGTTAACCAATTATTTAAATCTCTCATCCATGGATCATCTTTTAAAGATGCTTTAATAAGAACAAACACATTCCAATTAGGATTATTATTATATAACATATTGTAAACATTGATTGCGGAAACAGTTTTACCAGAACCAAGACCATGATAAAGTAAAATATTTTTATAAGGACTTTTATAATCAAGATAAGAACCAGTAAATTGTTGATATTGACGGATTTCTAAAACTTCATCATTAGACGATTTTTTACATGGATCTTCGCCGGCAACTTTAATAATAGGTTTAAGTTTATATTTTTTTAAATTTTGTAAAACCCATAAAGGAAACAAACGACCATTCACTTTGAAATCAATAAAATTGTTTTGAATATTTGAATTACTCATTATATTATTATATGTTAAAATAAATTTTCGTTTTTTAATTTATTTTAATTCTCATTTATATCTATCATTTGATCCTCTTTTATTATATTATAATGATGTAGAGCATACATTGATGCTAATTGTTCTGCTTTTTGTTTAGAGTATGCTTTACCTTGTGCTATAATATTACCCTGAGGATCTTTAACACCCATAATAAACATTCGTTTATTAGGAGTATTATCAATATCAATTTGAATGTATTGAGGATGAGACCATTTATTTTGATGAAAAAATCTCAATAATATATCTTTATAATTTGTGTCTTTATACAATATTTCAGCATAATCTATCTCTGTCTCTAATATTATCCATATAAAATTTTTACATACTTCAAATCCTAAATCTAAAAATAATGCTCCTACAAACGACTCAAAACAATCCTCTAACAATTTATCAGAATCTCTACCATTATTGTCTTCAACTTGTCTCGAAATTATCATGTATTCATCTATACCTAATATTTTCGCAAATTTAGCTAATGATGAACGATTTTCTATCTTCGTCTTTAATCTCGTCATAAATCCCTCATCCTCATATTGAAATCTTAAAAATAAATAAGATGAAACAACACATTTAATAACAGTATCACCCAAAAATTCTAATCTTTCGTTAGACTGATCTAATAATTCTAATGTTTTCGGGTTTTTTTTCTTTGACAATAATGATAATTGATTAGTATATACATCATAATATTCTTTCTTAATATACGATTTATGTGTCAAAGCATTTATATAATTATTTATGTCTTTCGGATACACTTCTAAATCAAACTTTTTAAACATCACTTTAATGTCTTCTATCGTTAATAGTTTGTTTAATTCATTATAAGGATCCTCTGTATCGTTATTAATAGATGTATTATTTAACATTCTGTATAAATCTACGCTTTTATCCATATTTTATATATCTTCCTATTATACTTAAATTATTATATATAATTAAAATATCAATTTTTTTATATAAATATATATCAATCTTTATAAAAAAAAAATTAAATTAATTCAAGACCATCAGATTGTTCAAATTCGATATTTGGAACAGAAGTTCCAATAGAAGTGTTTGGATCATAAGAAAAAATACCTTTGATACCTTGTTCTCTTTTCTTGTTAAGTTCAAGTAAAAATTCTCTAGAGAATTCCATAGTTTGACCAATACAATCAATAACAAATTCTTTATAAATGGTATTATCCAATACTGTTTTATTTTTAGACTCTAAATATTTATTTCTAATCGTAAGCAATGAATTGATATAATCACGAGAACCAAAATAAAAACCTTTATTATTAATTTTTTCGTAATAATGACCTATAAAGAAATAATTAAATACTACCAGAAATGTTCCTATATTTATTTCTAATTTAGATGATATTTTACTTTTTAATACAGGAATACATCTATTATTTGAACCAATTATAGTTATTAAAGGTTTGTCATTATAAAATATAATAGTTCGTTTATCCCAATATTGGAAGAACCGACTATATTTTTTAACTTTAAAAAAGGTTGAATAGTTTTCAAATTTGGTATGTTTTTCAGCCCAAGTATAAGTAAGTTCTTCAATATATTCAAAAATGGCATTAAGATTATCAGTAACAATTTCAAGTTGAGATAATTTATTTGTAGTATTAATAGTTTCATCAGGATTGGTATAAATTAAATATGCAAGTTCACCAACAAACAAAAATTTTGGATCTATATCTTTATTAAATTCATTTATTAATTTAGGCAATATATATTCAATAATTTTATTATTATCATCTGTTGATTTGAATTCTATGGCTTTAGCCTTATTGAATTCAAATGGAAATTTATCCATTAATAGCTGCATTCTTTTAAAAACTTTCGATAATCTCCAATAACTTGTTAATGGATCATTATACATTCTAAATATATCAATCAGAATAAGATCAGGATGAATATATCTAACACTGTCAATTGTAATTGTATCAATCTTATTGTAAATATTAGATGACATATATGACATATCACAATATTGTAAGAAATTAGCAAAAATAGTGAATGTTTCATTATGTTGTGCCTGACGACCAATTACATATTTGACTTTTGCATTATATAATCTATTACAAATAGCGACTAAATCGGCAATTGGTGTTGGTGTATAAAACTCTATATCATAACGATCCCATTCAGGATATATTTTTTTACCATCTGTACCTTTGTCTTTACGATAATGTTCTATAATTTTATGATATGCTGATCCTCCATAAACAATTCTGTTTTTCTCAATTATAAAGTCAATAATAATAGAATTAACAAAACTATACTCTTCATTTTTTGGATCTAATATTTTAAATCCTTCTTTAGCTGCACTAACTTCTATTTGATCTAAATTATCATGAATAAGTTGTAGATCTTCCTTTGTATAAAATTTAAGTTCGCTCATGTATATATATATTATTATTATTATTATTATTTTAATAAAAAAAGTTTAATTACAATTTAATAGTTTAATTTTTTTAAATATTAATAGATGATCGTTTCATAAATCTTGAAAATTCGAATGGTTTAATATTATATCTATGTATAATTCTTGCGAGTTTATCTCTTTCCTCTTTATTAACTATATTTATAACATTACCATGTTTTCCAAATCTTCCTGTGCGACCACATCTATGAACAAACTGTGTTGGAATATTTGGTATATCAAAATTTACTACTGTATTTACATCAGTATCAATCCCTCTTGCAATAACATCAGTTCCAATTAATACTTTATCTTTGCCTTCTCTAAAACGACGCATTGATTCTTCTCTCTTACTTTGTTCCATTTCACTATTAATACATCCAACTTGAAGTCCTAATGACTTAATATGTTTATAAATATCATTAACAGTATATTTCTTATTACAGAATATAATAGTCTGACCTGTATTAGTTCCAGTACTAAAAATATCACTTAGAATTTCTAATTTATCTCTATCATCTGCAACTTGAACGGTGTATTGAGTTTGATTATCAGTCATAATATTTTCTTGTTTATGAACTAAAATTTGAACTGGGTTCATCATAAATTTGACTGATAATTCAATAATTTCAGGAGCCAATGTAGCGGAATATAATGCTACTTGAATATTCTCTGGAACTTGTCTGAAAATCTTTCCAATATCATCCATAAATCCATATGATAATATATTATCTGCTTCATCCAATATTACCAATTTAATATCATCCGATTTAATATATCCTTTTTTCAACAACATTAATAGTCGTCCAGGTGTCGCAATCACAATGTTCTCTTTATAAAAACCAACTTCATATTCATCCTTTTCATTCGGTCTTATATTGTGTTCATATGTTACACCTCTTTTATCTCTTGTAATATTACCTCCAATGTGAGATGCTATTGAAATATCAGTATGTATTGCAAGTTGAACACCAATATTAAAAGTTTGTTCAGATAACTCACGAGTTGGAGACAAAATTATTACTTGACAACCATTAATCGCTGGATTTATCATCTGTAATGCAGGTATCATATATGTCGCAGTTTTACCCGTTCCAGCTTGTGCCTGACATAATACATCTCTTCCTTCAATAAGTGGCATTGTTCCTACTGCTTGAATAGGACTTGGATATTCCCATTTCATATTACCATAAATGGCTTTCAATATTCTTGGATCCAATTTCATATCATCAAAAGTATTTCGTTGGATGCCTTCGTCATATCCTGTAATCTGTGTTGAACTACCAAGTTTTTCATACATTTCCGAAATTGTTGTATTCATATTAGATTTATCTGGTGTGACAATTGATATCTTACCATTATTCTTCTTCGAATTTACAATTTTTACTGACTCAGATTTTAATGAATTCAATAGTTCTTCAGGTGTCGTCTCTTCAACAACAACAACTGGCTTTATTTTCTGTTGCACAGGTTGAATACTATCTACAGTCTCAGGTTTGTCCCTTGACTGAATTTGAACTTCTTTTACCAATTCAATCGTTTTCAACTCTTGAACAGGTTCTTTAAGTTTAACTTGTTTAACCTCTTGGATTGTCTCCTTGGGTTTAACCTCGTCTTTAGGTACTGCATTTGCAAATACCTTGACTCCTCCTTTGATTTTTTGTAACGCAATAGATGTCTTACTCATTATATATAATATCTCAATATATATATGCTTTAAATTAAATATAACAATTTCAATTTTTTTCATATAGGGCAATATATCTGTTATCATTGGCGATGTTTCTCATCGCCAATGATAACAGATATATTGCCCTATATAAAAAAAATTAATTAAATGAATTTAGCTCTGATTATAATATTTAATATTTTTTAATGTATGAGCAAATTCACTTTTATCAATTTTTTTCATATATATGTATATATGTATATATATATATATATGTATTACAATTTTATTTATTTATTTATTGATTGATCATGCGATTGATACCATAAAACAGTAAAAATGGTACATTAAATATGGCAGCTAACAAATACAATACAAGACTCTCAAATCCACGAATATTTTTTGAACCAACATATTTATGGGCGAAATATATAGCTAAAATAAAGCATGTGATATAAAAAATAAGCCATGATATCGCAAGATATTTACCTCCCTGAATAAATCTATTTCTTGCTTCTGTTTCAGCATCTGTAAAATGTTCTTTGGTTGTATAAATTTGTGAGACAAGATTTAAATGTTTAAACATATATGTATATATATATAATTAGATTATTTTATTTCATAATAGAAATCTATAATTATTTATATGTATTAAAATATTTGTCACAAATTGACATTAATCCATAATTAACATTTTGTAATAAATGATGATCATTATGTTGTTTAGTTGAGTATATTAATTTACCAAATAATTTGAATTCATTTGTTGTATGTCCAATGACATTAATAGCTATCATAATAGATGATTGTATAATTATTGTGATAATATGATGTTTAACTAACATTGTACCTAAAGATAATGTTATTAAATTCATAATTGACTCATATGTAGAACAATATTGAGCGTGCATACCATATGTACTAATTGAATATTTATGATGTAATTTATGAACTTTTTTATATAAATATTTATTAGAATGAAATAAACGATGAGAAAAATAAAAAAAGAATTCAGCACTTAACAAAGTAATAATAACATTGATTAGTTCATAAAATATATTAAAATATGCATTAAAATCATAAACATATACAATTTCATTAGGTAAATTAAATCCATACAATAAAATATATGTATAAAATAATATATAAATTGGACCAACAATAAATATATTAATTAAAACAACATCTAATGATCGTACATATTTAACAATTTCGTTATTCAAATTATTATAATTCAAATAAAACAATGTATATAGATCAAAAGATAAAGCAAACAAAATATAAATTGAGGTATAAACAGAGTATAACAAAAAAAATAAATCTAAATAATCCAACATTTACTATTTATATAATAATATAATATATTATTATATAATATTATTTAATTCAAGGAGAAATTACACCATTTGCACCAATATATCCTAATGAGCCAAATATTGAACTATACATTGATCCAATTGTTTGATCTTCTCTGACATTATTTTTTTGTTGTTTTTGATGATTATCTTTAATATTTTTATTATCATCGATAATTTTGTTTGATATATCAATATTATCAATTGATTTATTATATGTATTTGTTAATATTTGACTCATATAATAGATATATAAATATTTTTTTAAATATTATTATTATTCAGCCATAAAACTAAATTATTATAAAAATCACGGATAAATAATTTATGGTCTAAAGAACCATTCGCGATTAGATCTAATTTTTGTTCCATATTAGCAGTAAATTTATAATCCATCATAACAGGGAAATATTTGTTTAAATATAGAACTAATCGTTTGCCAACATCAGTAGCGACTAATTTTTGTTTTTCTGAACCAATTTTAGTATTTTTTTCAGAGATAACAATAGTCTTAACTTTTAATTTATTGTTAAATTTTATGTCAGTTATTTTTTTTTCAAATCCATCTACATTTATGATTTCAACATATTTGTAATCAATAATTTTTTTTAATAATGCAGCGTATGTTGATGGTCTTCCAATACTATATTTTTCTAATGTTTTAATGATTGATGGTTCATTATAAAGGGGATTAGATGAATTTAATTGTTCTGAAGAACTCATATCTAATAGTTTTATATTACTATTATTATCTTTTTTACAATCATAATTTTCATTAAATTCAATATTAATATCATCATTATCTTGATCTTCTTCCAAAGGATTTCCTTGGGAATCAGATTGTCCCCTTTGAGTGAAAACTCCTTCAGAGGGATCTTTATTATAAATAATTTTATAACCGATAGAAGATATTTTTTGAATAGATCCGATAAATGTCGGACTTTTAGGCATATGTGAAACATTATAATTATTTAAAATATCATCATTAATTATTAATTCAATATATAAATTCATAATTTTTGAGACACTTTCAACCATTTGACTAGCGATAGTTCGTTCCCAAATTAATTTATACAATTTAATTGCATCATCAATAAGTCCATCATTAATATTTTGACTTAAAACATCGATATTAGAAGGACGGATACATTCATGAGCTTCTTGAGCGTTTTGATTTTTGGATTTAAATTGTCTTATTTTAGAGTAAGATATACCATAATTTTCTTCAACATAATTTTTTATTTTAAAAATAGCATCTTGTGAAATATTAGGCGAATCAGTGCGCATGTAAGTGATATAGCCTTTTTCATATAATTGTTGTGCCAATTTCATTGTTTTATCTGGACTAAATTTATAACGATAAAAACCTGCTTGTTGTAATGTTGATGTAATAAATGGTTGAGCCGGATAATTTACATTATCCTTGACAACTGTTTTAACAATTTTAAATTTATTATTAATAAACAATCTAATGAATTCAAAATATGAGATCATATCATTTTTATTTGTTTTGATTAATATTGGATCTTTACTAAATTTGTCATTAAAATACATCTTTGTTTTTAATTTAAATATTTTGAGTCCAAGTAATGGAACATTCATTTCAAAATTAGCGTGTCCTACAAAAAATGTACTATTATTATTAGACCAAAATTCTTCTCTCTCTAATTGTTTAGCTAATATTAATTTTACAATTACAGATTGAACTCGTCCAGCGGATCGTACATCTTTAAGTTTTTTATTTAAGATAGGACTAATTAAAAATCCGATTAAACGATCCATAATTCGTCGACATTGTTGAGCGTAAATCATATTATTATCCAAAGTAGTTGGATTTAAGATGGCATTATTAATGGCAGTTTTAGTAATTTCATGAAATACAATTCTTTTATAAGTAGTTAATTTGAGTAATTTAATGAGAGAATAACCAATAAACTCACCTTCTCTATCTGCATCTGCTGCAATATATATATTAGTAATATTATTATTTTTAATAGTTGATTTAATATTATTAACAACTTTTTTTTTGTCAGGATATATTTCATATGATGGTTCAAGTGTATCTAAATCAATACCTAAATTTTTCAAAGGTAAATCCATAATATGACCTACAGACGCCATCACAATAAAATTAGATTTCAAAAAAGATCTAATCTTCTTAATCTTTCCGGGTGATTCAACTATTATTAAACATGTTTCAGAATTATCAGAATTATTAGACACATTAGACACATTAGATGTATCTATATTATCATCAATAAAATCATCATCATTTATTTCAATGTGAGAAACAGGTTTATTTGATTTATAAGGTTTATTAGGTTTGAAAGATTTTTTATTATTAGCATTAATTTTTTTTTTCATCTATAATATGTAATAATAACAACAATATGACTATTACATATATTGATTTAATTTATCAATTTTTTATCTTCATAATTTTTTTATTAAAATAATTAAACATTTTTTTAATTTTATTGTTATTAGGTCTATCTGGTCCAATCATTGAGATATATAATTGTTTAGGATTTATTATAGTTTTAATTATATTTTTATGTAGGATATCAATATTAACATTATTAAAAATATCAATAATATCGTCTGGTGTATAGTATTTATAATCATAAGCAATATTATTGGTATATATACCAAAAAAAGTTAATTGATTTTGATATTCAATCATCATACTAGTCATATTAATATTTTTAACTTTTAATAATTCTTCATTTGTGATACCATTTTTATATATATTAATTAGTTCATTAATTGTCAATTTAATAGCACTATAAATATTTTTTGGGTCTACACCCATCACTATTGAAAATAATCCAAATGTATCAAATATCACTGTATTTGTGTCAACATTATATACTAATCCATAATCAGTTCTAATAATTTTGTATAGACGATTAGCTAAAACGACTGATAAAATATTTAGATATATATTGTTTTTTGTAAATGATTTCCAACAAGGGAAATTTAGAGATATGTTTGTTTGTTGGCCTTCTATCATTTGAAAAAAATATCTATTACTTAATCTTGGTTTTTGTGTAGTTAAAATAAGATCTGTTATATAATTTTTTTGGTCTATTTTTCGTAATCCATTATATTTAATAAAAGTTCCAAATTTATCATCATAATTATTATTTATTATTTTTTCTATTAATGTCTTCATTTTATCTTCATTAAATTTTCCTGATATTGTAATAGTTGTTTTTGTATGATCGTGATATTTCTCTCTAAATCTAACTAAATCATCTATTGTAATATTTTTTATACTATTTTGATTACCTATAACTGGTCTTCCATATAATTTGTTTTTTTCTTTTGTAACTAAATTTAACAAATTCATATAGATCTTTAAAGATTTACTATCATTTCTCATTTTGTATTCCTCTAAAATAACTTTTTTTTCATTTTCAACTGTAGATGGTGGTATTTCTGGTTCAAAATACATATCCAATAACATCTCAATTAATTCATTTTGAAATTGTGGTAAACCATGTATATAGTAATTTGTATATTCATATGATGTAGCAGCATTATACATTGTTCCAAGATTATCCAATCTTTCTATCAACTTATTGCCTTTATATTTTTTTGTACCTTTGAATACCATATGTTCCAAAAAATGTGCCACACCTAATTCATGCTCATTCTCATCTAATGAACCAACTCTAATATATATTCCCATAGAAATAACAGTAGCATCATCATCAGGAATACAAACTAATTTCATTCCAGATTTAGATATATATATATTAGTAATGATATCTTTAAAAAAATTGTTATCAGTTTGTCCTTCAGAAAGATCTAAACTATCGCTTCCTCCATATTGTTTTTCATTTTTGTTATTAAATAATATACATTGATATATATTGTTAATATTATTATACATAAATAATATTAAGATATTATTAAATAATATATTACTGCATTTTTTTTATACATATATAAAATTATTTTTATGATATTATAATAAATGACTGATAATAGTATGCCATCACTCACTATGATTGAAAATTTATCTCATATAATAATGCGTAATACTGAAGACATTGTATCATATCTTGAAAATTTTGTACAAAATAATAATTATGATGATGATAAAGTATATAAATGTATTAATGAGCTAGATATACAAAAAAAATTAAAAAGTATTATTAATTATATTGAAAAAGCACAATATGTTAATTCATTTGTTAAAAATGAAGTAGAAGGTATTAAAGAAATAATCGTGAAAATTGAAGATCAATTAAATATTATTAATGAAAGACTAAAATATAATAAATCATTATGGATCTTATCTTCTTATCGTAAATACAATTTTAATAATCGTATTAATGAATTAAGCGTTCTGATGTCTGTTCTATGTACAAGACTAAATACCCTCAATTATTTTACAACTATTAATAATTTAGTTCAATACAGAACTATTCTTGGACCTTCATTTGATTAATATTTTTCTCTAAACAATTATTACATTCTCTCCAATGAAAATCACTCTCTGACATCAACATATTGTCACAATATTTACAATATTTATCAAATATACTGTTTTGTATCGTTATTGTCTTAGATGTATGCTCTAAAAATGTTCTTGGATTTTCTCTGACATTGATCTTAAATTGTATATTATTTTTATGTCTATAATCAAATAAATTAATTATTTTCTCGCCTAACATTCTGATTTTTATATTATCATCATTATTATAATCACTACAATATAGCATAATTGAACCCTCGTCCTCATATGAACTATTTGGATATGCAAATCTCGTTGAACTTTTCATATAATCAATCTCATCTAAATAACCTTTTCTAAATATTTTTTTAGCATAGGACCATGTAAGATCCATATAAATATTATCAAACCATAATACAAATTTACCATATTTTGTGGTAGTATTATATGCTCCATCACTGCGTTTTTCATATAACCATGGTTGATCTGTGACACTCATTGGATCTAATTCTAATATATTTTTTTTGTTTCTTTTTATGAAAAGTGACTGCATATAATTATATTTATGATTAATATTTATATAATTATTATAAAAAAAATAAAAAATATTTATTTTAAAATATTATATAATATATATATATATATATATATATTATGTCGGTCAAAGATTTCTTTTTATCTGTTTTGAATTTCATTAAAAGTCTTTTTGTTGGTAATATGTTGTTTATCACTGTTCCATCTATAATCGCGTTTATTGTCATTGTTATTGTTATTGTTTATATGATTAGAAAATCTAGAAGAGCTGCTAGCTAAATTATAATAATATTTTTTTTAAATTTATGTTTAATAATGTTCTATATTAGTTAAACATATTATAGTAGATATCACAGGTATTAATGCCACTATATTTAATATATATTTTTGATCTATAGATGTAAATAAATTTATTAATATTCTAGTCATAAATGATATTCTATCATTTTTTGGAGGATTTTTTTCTTCATAATTTTCAAGATAATATTCAATATCTGTCATAAAACATGATCCATATAAATACCATCCTAAAACAATAGTAATATTCAATAAGATAATCATTTTTAAAATAAAAATATTATTAACCAAAAACGGAATAAATACAACAGCAGACATTACTATAACATGTATTAATTTGATTAAATACAATAAACAAATATGTATCATATAAAATATAATAATAAAATATTTATGTCTTATATATAAAACAATAATAAATTTTATATATTAATTAATAAAATGCAGATAAATAATTCATTAAATATTCTCAAACCAATTTTAAAATGGGTAGGGGGTAAGACGCAAATATTAGATAAAATAATAACAAAATTTCCAACAAATTTCAATAATTATCATGAGATATTTTTAGGTGGTGGGAGTGTATTATTAGGATTATTAACATTAAAAAAAAATAATTTTATTACTATCAATGGATCTATATATGCATATGATTATAATGATGCATTGATCCATGTATATAAAAATATTCAAACAAATCATGAAGAACTATTTAATAAAATTCAAGAACATCTACAAAATTATATTGAAAGTCCAAATATTAATAATGATAATCTTAATAGAGATCCAAATAATCTTTCTGAAGCAAAATTGTGTAAAGAAAATTATTATTATTGGATTAGGAAACAATACAATAATATGAGTGATAATGATAAAAAAACAGTGAATGGATCTTCATTATTTATATTATTGAACAAGACATGTTTTAGAGGTATGTATAGAATTGGTCCAAATGGTTTTAATGTTTCTTTCGGAAACTACAATTCACCAGAAGTAATCAATAAAGACCATTTAAATGAAATTCATGATTTAAT